GCAGCAGCAGCAGCAGCAGCAGCAGCAGCAGTCAGTGTGTGACGAGTGTGCGAAGCGGTGCACGTGGCGGAAAATGGCTTTGACATTTCTAGTACAAGCAGGTATTAAGATAATACACGGGGTTAAGGGTATCTTCAGTTGAACTTGATCTCCAACCAGGCGTCGGGGAGGGTCGAAGCGGTCGTACCGCCGGCCCGGATGTTCATTGCGTTCAGACCGGGCCCACACTTAAAGCGCACGAGGCCGTCGTAAAGGGTACCAGAGAGCACCTCGTACCAGTCAGAAACCGCCGGGTAGCCAGTGAGTGCTGTAGGGGGTGTTGTCGAGGTGTCGCTGATGACCAGATCCTGCACGTTCTGACCTTGGAACGTCGATGTGCCAGTCGCGCTTAGGTATCTGAGAGTGACCTTCACATTAGTAGGCGTATGACTAGTCTTGATGTAGTAGTCCCGCGCTCCGCTGACGTAGGTGTTAGCGGTCGAGGCAGTCAGTGTCAGGTTCTCTCCTTCCGATGCGCCTAAATAGGGGCCTATCACCGCCGCCGCCGTGTAGCTGGCGAACGGTATGCCATTCGGAAGGCCCTTGTATACATTCACAGTCTGCGGGGTACCTCCCTGCGTTGTATCATAGAAGCTTAGATGGCCGCTAAAGTGATCTGAGATGCGACGGATGCGCAGGCTGCTCCGGCCGGCCGGCGACGTCACAGCCGGTGGAGTGCCTACTAGGTCTAGGCCGACAGCCCTCACCCTCACCCTGTCGCCCTTGGAACACTGCAAGACTGTGCTCACACTAGTTGAGCCGTGACGCACGTCGCCAACCATGAAGCATGTGGACACCGGGCCGACGCCAACGAGGCTGTTCACGTACGGATCACCTGAGGCGCCCGGGGTAAAGTTGCTTGGAGCTAGTCCGATGCGATTGATGGCTATCTGCGTCGCAATGGTCTTCTCTGCAGCCTTATCACTGGCAGTTGTGCTGGCCATCACCCAGTACATGTCCGCCTCAATCTCATAAACCCCCTCAGCCTCTACCTGCACATAGCGGTTGCTGCCAAAGGCTGGGTTGTACACCGTGTAAGTTGAGTCGGTGACTGGAACTGCCGATCGCGCATACGGGAACGTGCCGGCGGTCTGGTCTGGCAGCTCGAGGCTAAGCGGCGTCACGTAGTGCCATGACGCGTCGCTGCTCGGCAACATGTCAGTCCCGAGGGTGAGAGCGTTGCCGTCGGCCGTCACATTGACGTTCGCTATCTCGGTCAGATTCACGCTCACGCTCGATGCGCCTACCTCCGCTAGCGCGTCGGTGATTCCCCGGTCGCTGACAGCGTACTGGTAGGTGTTGCTGGCCACACTGTCTGTCACCGGTGTGTCTAGAGATGCCCCTGAGCTCGACACCGTTGTTCCGTCAGGGAACACCACCTCGTCGACCTGCAGGGTGGTCGTCGAGACAATGTTTATGGTCTCTAACTGCCTTAGATTGCGACGGTTAGCACGCGCCAACTTGCCAGGCAGGGCAAGTGACATTCTTATCCCATGCCTGGGAAAATTGTTGTCCACAGCCGCAGAGTCTCCATCTCAGCAGCCGTGCTACTCTTCTGCTGGGCCTTCAAGTGTCGGTAGCGCGCGCGCAAGCCCTCCGATATAACGACCACCGCTACTGCGGATGCTACTAGAGCTGGGGCATTCACCGTGTACATTATACAGTATGAGTATTAGAAAAGATCCAGTTGGCTGCTCCTACTACTGTGTCCACTTTAAGGAACTGAGACTTGCCTGTCGCCGCGTAGCTCAGCCACAGCGCACCGTGTAAGGGTCTCTGCTCTCTCCACCACGACACTCCACCGAACACGCCCTCGTCGCCGTTCTCGTACCCTAGCACCCATCTGGCCCCTATGACAGTGGCAAAGGCTCGCAAGAGTGCATCATCGCCTTTGCTGCTCAGGTACGACCGGAGTGGGATGCACACGCCCCAGAACAGTGCGCCGCGCTGGAGACGGGTTAGCATTCACGGTACCACCTCAGATATTCTGCGCTTCTAGCCTACTGGATCAGCCCCTGTTTGCGGTACTGAGCCTCCCTCACTTTCTGCATCCGATCCTTCGCCTCCTGACTCCCCTTGACCAGACGAGGCGCTGTCGGTGTCACTTTCGGTGTCGACGACGATGACGAGCTCGGTTGGGCCACCCTCGGACACTTCGCTTGTGACTGTTTCTGTGTCTGAGGCATCCTCACCCTCAGCCTCAGAATAAGCCGCGTCCTCTTCTTCAGACTCTAGTGTGCTGTCACTACCGGCGTCATTGATGTCGGAATCGAAGCATGCTGCCTCAATCTCCTCCGGTGGCACATCGCCCAGCAGCTCCTTGTGGTACCACTCGTCCGTCTCCACATATTCCTCCCAGAACGTCTTTGGCGGCACGCGGCGGTCCCTCCTTGGCCTACCCTCCCAGGAGATCACGTTCGCAGGGTCAATCCAGTCCATGTATCTATAGTATAATATCACTTTAGAATCTTTGCAGCCACACACTCGCGGAGGTGCTTCTCGTATTTGCGACCTCCGGGGGCCCAATCGTATGGCGCGAAGCGCTCCTCTTCGAGCACGCGCTCACGCTCCTCTGCCGCACGCAGCTCAACACCAATGATTTGCGGGGGCAAGGGTGGCGCGGTGCGCTGGCAGCCATAGTAGTAGATGCCGAACGTTCCTGCCTCACCCCTCTTCCTCTCCTCGTACTTGTGGGTGTGCATACAGAGGAGTGTGTTCTCGTGCGTCTCGTGCCACGGCTCGTTCCAGCTCCGTGCCTGCACCTCGAAGTTGTACCAGCACGCCTCCTTGTACATAACACCAAGGCGCTTCACTTCCCGCTTCGCCCTCCTGTACTCCTTGTCCAGTTCGTAGTAGAGACACTTCCGCAGCGTCGCGTGGCCCCTCAGTCCGCAGCACATCGGGCACCCCCCCTTCTCGAATGGGTCGTCTCCCGAGTTCCATGAAGCCATGCCTTATGGTCCAGGCGAGCAGGAGGGTAAGTAGCATCACTAGTCGCACTAGAATTTTGGCCTAGCTCAAGGTTGACCTTGATCTTGGCCGGCATACAGGTCTGGCTTAGGATAACCAGGGTCAGAGTCATGGCGACGGGCACGAGGACGTAGATGAGCATGAGCACAACATACGTGTGAGAATATCAGCGATACACAATCTCGTCGTCGGAATCCTGGTGAGGGGGCTGGTAGTTGTACCTCCTGTGCCGTTGGTTGAACCCTACGTCAAGGCGCTTACCTTGTGCGTTCTTGACCCGTACTCGTCGCCTCGGGCAGGCAGGACAGCCCCCCCGAAACGCGCCCATGGGGTTGGTTACAGCACAGTAGCCACACTGCATCCGCTGGTTGTTAAAGGTGGGATCGCCACTGCGGGTGGTCCTGTCCATCAGGTAGCGTCTAGCGGTGATGGTTATGCGGGTTGCCGCAAGCATGCGTCTGAGCGTCTCCAACCTTGCTCTCTCCATCCACATGAGCACCGCTCGCAGCGAAGCTCCCATGTCCGGTTCTCTGGCTCGCGTGAAGCGTGCCTGTCTGCGTGTACGGGCATCACGCAGGTAGCGGTCCATCACACCAGCGAGCCAGAATATTACTTCTTCTTTGGAGCGCACTTGTAGCGGCCGCCCTTCTGTCCCTTCTTGCCTATCTTAAGCTTGCCCCGCCCCTTGCATGTCTTAGCTACTGGTTTAAAATGGCAGCCCTGATTGGGGCATGATACTTTAGGCATTACACACGGTTCTCCAGAAAAACCAAAGCGGTGGCGGCACCGACCGACCCGTAGAACTCGGGCAAGTGACAGCTCAGTGTCTTAGCACACGGACACACGACTGTAGTGTATAGCGCGTAGGCGAGTAGTGCACTCACTACGGGCTGTGTACGCATTGCTCAGGGAACAGGGCAGAAATTTCTTCCTCCATCGTGCGGCCCGCAAGGGCAGCTGCGCGCTCCTGCGGAAGCATCCGGCACAGGTGGTACGTCTCTGCCTTGTGCCTGAACTCCAACCAGAGTTCGGCATGGTTACTGTCACAGAACCAGTGCTCGATGGGCCCGTCCACCAGCTTGAACAGCTGCTTCTTTGGTTGTATCACACAGCACCACCGACAGTGAGCAGCAAGGTCAGGAGGCTTACGCGGCTCCCGACGTAGGATAACCATGTCTACTGGAAGTTTCTTAGAACTTACGCTGGCGTGCCCACGATAGGCAGCGTGACGAGACCCCTAGGGAGAATCATGCGCATAGCAAGCCCACCCCCAATACCAGCCGCCGCGTTGTACAGCAGCTGCCTGTCGAAGTCAGGGGTATACCGGCCCTTGCAGAAGGCATCCATAGCGACACCCGCGAGCGCAAAGTGAGTGTAGGCGCCCGCAAGCGGTGCGAACGCCAAGTCTGTGTTTGTTGCGGCCATCAACGCGCCGGCCGCAGCCGACTTATACACGCTACCACAGTCAAAATAGGTACCAATCACTGGGATCTGAGTCAGGCTCACCGTCATAACAGCTTAGGTCTAGAAAAATCTTCCAAGGTGAGCACTGTGTATGTCAAGTCACTACGTCAGTCAGCTCACGGGTCAGGTCGCAGGCTCGCTCAGCTCGCAGATTGACGGGTGGTTTAGCGAGCTACAGGACAAGTACACACCCGGCGTCCGTGCGCATCGCGAGGCTTACGAGGCTCAAGAGGAGGCCCGTCGTCAGTACGCTCTCCAACAGCAGCGTGCCAAGCAGAACAAGGAGTCATATGAGGTGCTTCAAGAGCGCAACCGCTCGACGCACGAGCAGCGCATCGCGGCTATGTCCCACACCGATCGAACTGCAACATCACGCCCTCGATCTTCGGCAAAGCGCAGCCAGGGGAGTTAAAGTCCGTCTCCTCCTGTGCTGCCTGAGCGCGCCTTGCCTCTAGTTCAAACTGGCGTTCCTTAGGAGCTGCTGCATTCATGTCCCCAAAGGTGGTGTAGGGATCGGGCTTAGCGCGAAGTGCTCTAATCTCAGCCGACGTGACTCCGTCAGTCGCTGGCTTGGCTGCGTCGTAGTATTCATCCACTGCTTGTTCGAGTCTCCCGACAAGCTGTGTATTCTTGTTGAACAGATAGATCGCTGCAGCTCCCAATCCAACTACCCAAGGGCTCATGTTGGCACTATAGCTATGGGTCTAGAAAGAGTGCGCAACTGCCCAGGCTGTGTGAACTGCCAGATGTGCGCCGCGAAATCGGCAATAGTACCGAGTTGGAAGAACGCCCCCCCGAACACCTCCCTGCCCCCCTTAAGGTAGTCGTTATACATGTGCTCTAGTTCTGGATACCACTCGTCCACGAACGTGTGGAAGTATTTGATCGGAGGCCTCACGGGCTCCTCCTCATGCTCTTCGCTGTGAGGCGAGTCGTATGGAGCATCATCTACGTGAGAGCGGTAGCGCTGGTCACCCTTGAACGAGGACATCTACAAAGTTTGGCACTGCACTGGTTAGCTGGTTGGAATAAGTATCCAGGTAGTACATCAGCAGCAACAGTGCGTCGGAGTAGTCGTCCTGCTTCCTCGCTGACTGGAACTTGTCCACGAGGCTAGCCGAGCTGAAGGCGGTGCTGTTGTTGGTGACAAACTGCAAGGCCCACTCCACCGCCTTGCGCTTGTTCCCAGCGTAGTTCTTCGTGCTGATGTCGTAGTGCACCTTGACTGACCGCGGGCTAACACGGATGCAGTCCTCATAGAAAAGCGCTTCGAACACACTCTCTATGATGCGCATGTTCATCCTCATCTGCTTCTCTATCACTAGCGCGAACATGTCCTCAAAGTACGGCTTGAAGCGGTCGATGAACTCAAGCACATACGTCACGTTCCGCTGCGGCACGTATCGCCCCTGCGCAACTAGATCAACGTTGGCCCACTCTACTATCTTTGCGGATCTAAAATCAAAAATGCAGACGCCTAGGTTCTTGACGCCCACGTCTATTGCTATTACGTAGCTCATAGAGCAGTTACACACCTTTTAGAAAGTCAGACATTCATCCCAACTGAGTCCGTGTCAGTCTCAGTGGCCGCGTCAGTCTCAGTGGCCGCGTTGGCGTTGTGGCGCTTGCCCGGAGCGCCTCGTTCACAGTCAAGCACAAACAACTGCGAGCCAGAGCAGCTGAAAAGACTGCAAGTGCAGCCGTTCCTCCGTATCATTTTGAGTAGTATTACCATGACGCCCGCGACGAGACCGGTGATGCCAGTCGCCTCGCCGAGGGTAGTGAGTAAGTGGAGCACCTGATCGTCCATGCCAGTAGCAGTAGCTTAGATTATCTACGCGAAGCTGGTCAGCGCGCGGCCGTCCTTGATCTGCAGCCAGTTGTAGTTCACGGCAAAGATGTCCACAACGTGGTCACCGCTTGCGGTCACGCCGTCGGGCAGAGAGACGGTCAGCTTCGCGTGCGACACCTTCGAGAAGTTGACAGCGCCTGCCGGGTTCGAGCCCTCAGGGTTAAGCGAGAAGGGGTAGACGATGATCTCCTTGCGGCCCAGGAGCGACCCGAGCTGGGCATCGGAGACGCCAGACACAATGTGCGCCTCACTCGTGTTGCTGTGGAGCATCGGCATGAGGCGCTCCTGCAGGTACTTCTTGCTGATACCCTCGCTCAGCGACGGGTGGCGGTCCTGCCCGTTCAGTGTGAGCTTCAACTTGTCCATAGCGGAAACATAGTTGAAGTAGTCACGCTCGCTGGCGTCAGAGCCTGCAAAGTTGCTCTCCTTGCGCAGGATAAGGATGAGCTCGCTAACAGGGTGCAGGAACGAGAGGTCGACGCTGACCTTGTTCTGTCCGTTAAGGAGCGTAGCCGACTGGCGCTGCCAGACCTTCATGAGGCGGACATGCTCCTTGTTCATCAGCGTCGTGGCCTCGGGGCCGGTGACGTGGACGTAGTGGCACCGCAGCTGGCACCCAGCCGATGCAATGTCACAGCCAGAAGCAGGAAGCGAGGTCGCTGTCGCGTCAGTCTTGATCAGCTCCGCGCGGGGGCGGAACTTGATCGAGATGCGCACGTCGTTGCAGCCCGCAATCGCCGCAAGCGGGAAATACTGCGATGGGTGCTTGGTGAAGAACAGGCCGAGCGGGATGATGAAGGACTGCGCCGCCGCCGGTGTGTTGTTGCTGTTAGTCAGCGCCGTAGCCGACATGCCGCTGACGGCCGCACCATCGTTACCAATGATGGTCGTGTAGCGGCTCTCGTCGTCACGCATCAGCTCGTTGATGATGTTGAGCTGATCACCGCCCCAGATCTTCTCGACGTCGTGCGAGCCAACAGAGAACGTGATCTGCTCGATGCAAGCAAACCCGAAGTTCTTGACGAAGGCAGCGGACGTGCCGGACGCGCCCGTCGGGGCCGCCTCCATGCTGAGCATCAGATCAACCGGGCCCAGAAGGTCAGCCGCCTTGGGGATCACGAACTGCACAGTGGAGCCAAGCTTGGCGTTGTTCTGCGGGTCAACGTCGCGCAGCTCCATCTGGAAGTTGGAGGTGCGAACGTAGCCAACGTTCGTGAAGTACGAGCGCGAGTTGTCATACAGAAGCGCATCCTGGGGACCCTGATTAATTTGAAGCTGCGGCATGTTTTCTACTGCTAGATGTATTCAGAAAAAGCCTATGCCACTGCATGGGCTACTAGGTTAACCCCCGGACTCTCACTTGCCTCCTTCAGATACTGTGCCCTCTGCTGCTTGTACACCTGCGTCAGGCTCAGGCCCGTCGGCCCGCTCTTCAGCACCGTGTTCACCGGCTTGTCCACCCAGATCTGGTGCGTCGCTGGGTGGTCCAGCTCGTTGTAGGCCCGCTGCCTCGTCGTGATTGAGCTGTTCGTCTGCACGCCCTTCTTGCTCAGGTCCGACCCCGTGTTCGCTCGGGTCATCTCGTACAGGGCTAGCACTCCTAGGCCCAGAGCTGCGATTCCTGGCGCGCCCGACATTGCGTGCGAGTTGCACTACATGCTTGGAATTTTGCAGCTCCATCTGGTACCTTAACTTAGCCTGCTCCATTCTGCTGTCCCTTAGCTCCTTCTGCAGGCTGTCCCGTTCCTCGTGTACTGACGCGAGGTGCTGCTTCTCGCGCTCGCGGAACTGCATCGCGCGCTCGAACGTGGTGTGGTGGCTAGGGTTTAGCTGCCGACGCAGGTCCTCCACATAGCTCCCAGTCGAACTCCACGGCACCGCAGACCCACCCAGCAACCTGTCACGAGCCGCTCTGTACCGGTCGTCCATAGTACCCGATACTTAGAAATTGGTACTATTGCCAGGACCCACCCCCACGGAAGCGCCGCTCATCGCGTGCCTGCTCGCGTGCTAGCGCCTTAGCAGCCATACGACCTCGCGCAGCAGACGCCGCTTTTTGACGGGCGAGTATTTGAGCCTCTGCCCCAGCGTCAGCCAGGTCCGCCTTCCTCATTCTCTCCCTCAATGCCGCCTCCTTCTGCGCCGATGTCATGTTTTTACTAAGAGGCGTCGTGAAGCGGGAGGCTGGTGTTGGGCGGGACTCGCTCACGTCACCAACAAGCACACCAAGTTTCGGTGTGACATCTCGGTTTAGACCTGCGAAGGCGTTGTCATCATACGTGTCGAACGGACTCGGCGACGGGGCATCCTGATACCTTCCCTGACCAGGCTGGTCCCGCTTCTGACCTTG